AATTCCATTTGATTTTTTTATTTTGTAAAATTAGTGATTAATATTTTTGTATTTAGTAATTATTATCATCAAAATTGTTTCCGCCAAATTCTTCCATTAGTTTATAGCAAACACTACATGTGTCTGCCGGAAAATCTTTACTCAGCATCCATTCGAGTGTATCAATGTTGTATTTCGCTTTCATGCCGAACTTAGGTCCAAAATTAAATACGATATCACCATCATCATCGGTCCGGAATTTACCACTCAGATCCAATACCGGTCTATCAAAGTTGCTAAATAATGCCAGCGCTTCGATATTATCCGGAATATCGCCGTATTTTTCCATTTGAACATCTAAGATGTCTAAGGTGGCAATAGTGTCTGATTCGGCTCCGTGTGCGCCTACATGCTCTTTATTCAGGTAAAACATTACACCAGCTTCCAAAGTGCGCGGTTCTTTAATTTTGTAGATATTTCCTACGTCAACTAAAAAGTGCTGCATGTAATCCCATGTAACACCAGCACGGCGGAATTCATTGTACAGAATTTTTATATCAAACTTATTACCACCAAAAAATGCTATATCACAACCTTGCAGCCATGATAATATGGATTTTGCGAATACCTTGAACTCAGGTTCATCTTTTACCATTTCATCGGTAATTCCATGAATGTCTATAACTTCCTGTGGAATAGCTATACCTGGATTAAATCGTCTGGTTCTTATTTCGGTAGTTCCATCCGGATATCGTTTTAAAAGACAAAGTTCAATTATTTTGTCTTTTTCTGCATCTACGCCGGTTGATTCTATATCCAGCGTTACTAAAGGTCGTGTTAATTGTAATTTCATTTCTGTTCGCCATTTAATGGTTGAGTATTATTGTCTTTTAATTCATTGGTTTCGTATCTGTAACCGTGTTCATGCGGATAGTGAAAACTATGGATAAAATCAATCCATAATTTATTTGATGCAACCGCTGCTTCGTCGTGTGTTATTTCACCGAGCTCTGCTTTGTCAAACAAATCTTTATTTTTTTTCTTAATTACAGCTGATGCCGTAAAGAAATCTGTATGTACTGCTTTTTTAAATTCTGCCATTGGTTTTTATTTTATAATCAAATTGTTTTCTACCTTATTCAAAATCTTAACCATTTTCACTATTTTCTGAGAACTCCACGTATCTAAAATCAAATACAAACCATCACTGTTTACAAAAAACAATTTGTACTTTCTCCTTACGTAACAATTGGCAAATATTTCTTTCGTTTTTAGCATATCTCTACAAACTACATCTTTTCCTACTTCAAATTGTGCCATATAATAAATTTTTAAAACAATTCAAAAGGTTCTTCATTTTTTTTATCAATATATTCTCTCATTTCTTCGGCTAATGTAATAGGAGAATTATTAATCCAATTTGATGTGTCGAATACTTGTGTTGGATTATATCTAAGTCTTTTTTTATCAAAATAATACTCACTTACTCCTGTTGTACCCCAATGGTCAAATTTTACCTTTTGACGGTAAATCAATGTAGTTCCTTTTTGGAAATCCCTATAAACAGTTATGCCGTTGTCAGCTTTGTTGTAAAAATGTGAACTTCCGTTAATACTATACAAATTTGGAATCTCAAACATTCCTGTTTGTCTATCCTTATTTATTTTTGTTGGATGTGCTACCAAAAAACAGTGCAGGTTATATACTTTGTTAAATCTAATAATAGCGTCTAGGGATTCAGAGATATATTTAGTCTCTGTTGTGGTGTATTTATGGTCTAATTTATTCCAAGGGTCAATTACATACCAATCTAAACCATATCTTAAATGAGTATCTTTTACCGAATTTAAAATAGTCTCTAATGTAAAATCCTTTTCTGGTTTTATAAAGAAAATATAATTGTCTAAATAAGCCTCAACCATTGCTAATTCTTCAAGTGTAATCCTATTTTCTCCTTCCCAATGCTTCCCAATAATTTTTCTGCAAAATTTACTAAAATGCAATTGTGTAGGCTCATTTTCGGGTGAAAATAGTGCGCCTTTCCAATTAGATAATCTTCGGAGTTGAATAATGATATAATCTATAAGTTCACCTTTTCCATGGCTGGGAATTCCGGTAATAATTGTCAGGTAAGATTTAACTATACTTAAATCAAAACCTTCAATTTGCAAACTAACACCTTTATCTAAACCATTATGATACATGTCAATAATAGAATCCGACAAATCAGAAATAGTATAGACACCCTCAATAGGGAATTGCTTAAAATCGTTTTTACTTTCAATAATCCCTTGTATTCCGTATTTAATCAAACACTCGTTTGCATCTTTGCAATCTTTAAACTCAATAAAAACGCAAATATCTTTTCCAAACCTATCCGCTAAATCATTTCTTAACTTTCGGCCTGCTTCATCGTTATCGACCGCCAAATAGATTGTTTTTTTGCCGATAAAAAATTCAAAGCAGTTATCTACGTAAGAAAGGTTATTTGTCTTTAAATTGGCTCCATTGGGCACAGAAACGGTATTTTTATACCCTGCCTCTGCCATAGCTAAGCAATCTGGTTCTCCTTCAACGATAAAACATTCGTCACAATCCTTAATAGCATCCAAATTATAAAATATTAATTCAGAACCCTTGTGTAGTTTTAAATCCTTATTATTTGCACGATATTTTATATTAATTAGTTCACCATTTTTAAAATAATTGAAATTTATAGTTTTCACTTCTTTTCCAGCTTTAGGCATCCATTCTATACTTTCGGTTACTTTAAAATCTATTAATGTTTTTTGGCTTATTTTTCTTTTCTCAAAAAAAGATACAATTGTATCTGATAATTCTGTTTTATTTCTAAAAACTGGCTTTACATATTCTTTTTCGGTGGTTTTTTTGTAAGTGTGTAGTTGTCCATTTTTTCCGCAATGATGGCATTCAAACCATGCTTTGTCTAAGAATACTGAGCAACATTTATCTTTACTCTTTTTTCTGCTTTCAGAACAAAATACACATGTTGTTTGAACTACTCCTGTGGTTTTACCCATAAGATTAAATCCATTCACATTGTATTCTTTTATTTCAAAACCGTTAATTTCCATTAATATACCATTTTTAAGGGTTCATTAAGACTTGTCTGTTTTGTTTTATTTTCTTCCTTAAACCAAACACCTTGCATTTTTTGTTTCCAATTTTTTACTTGCTTACCTTTTGAATCTTTCCAATTTGCTGTATCGTAATATTTGAAAGCTCTGCTAGCTAAATTTTCATCATAACCATTTTCTTTAAAATATTTAATTACATCTTCTGGAGTTGGTGCTATAAATACTTTAGTATTTATTTTACTTACACTTACACTATCACTTACACTTACACTTACACTTACAGCTTCGTTTGCTTCGTTTTGCTTCGTTTTTGAAGCATTTGCTTCGTTTGCTTCGTTTTGCTTCTTACTTCTTGATTTTCCGCTATTTATACCACCTGATTTTCCTGCTTCACTTCTTTTTATTTTAATATTTACCCATTTTTTTAAATCCCTTTTAAGTGTTTGCTTGATTGGTTCAAATGCTAAATCAACAATATCATTTATTGGAGTAGGGTTTAAATCATTAATATATTGCGCGTAGTGGTAGAATAATTCACCGGCATTATTAGTTTTATTTATCCTGTCTTTAAGAATTAGTTTTTCAATTGTATGAATAAGGTCGCAGTAAAATAATACAGCTTTTTTATCGTCTGCCATTATGCATAAATTTTTAGTTTTTCAATAATTTCCTCTGCAGTATATCTTTTACCAGAAATGTCATTATTAAGCATACTCAAAAGGCTAAACGTATTACTACCTAATGGCATTTTATTGTGTACAATTATATAAATTGTATTTACAATATTCGCCCTATATTTTGTAATTTCATCAGGACTGTACTCAAGAGGAAGATATTCTTTCCAATTGTCACATACTGAATAATATAAGTTAATTAGGTAGGTCAATGTGGTAATTTTATCCATACAATAATTGATTAAAAAACCGCCTCACACGCTGGCAATAAAGATATCGTTCAAAACAGCAAATAGTGCCGAACCGTGTGAGACTTATTTTAAATATTAAATTTTATAAATTTTCATTAATTATCTATTTGCTTAATTGAACGATACCCAATATTACAACATTTTTTTGAAATAGTGCAACATATCACAACTTTATTTTACCGTCGTTGTAATCTTTTATGAAATCATCTACGAATTTCCGGTCGTCGCTTACACCTAAAACCGTATCAGCAATAGCACGTTTTTTCTCAATGATATCATAGATGTGTTCGTCAATGGTGTCTTTTCCTAGAAAATAGGTACACTGGACGCTGTTTTTTTGCGACATTCTATGAAATCTGGATTCTATCTGCTCACAGTCTGCAGGATGCCATGGTAGTTCTATTACAGCCATTCTGCTGGCAGCAGTTAAAGTTAATCCAACACCACCGGCTTTTGTGCTTAATGCAATTATTTTATTGTTTGACGGTACATGTTCGTGATCACAGTTGACGTGGTTTTCAAACCGGATGTCACATTTTTTGCATTTTTGAAAATCGTGCACCGCTTTATTTTTTTCCTCGTCGCTCTGAGAACCGGTATATAACAAAGTGGAGGGAAACTTTTCTTTAACGAAATTTGCTATTTCCTTGTGATGTAGGAATACACCTACCTTTTCGTCTGCATCTACAATTTCTTCAATGTATTCTGAAACTTCATTCATTTTACCACGCGCTGAAATCTGCTTTAGAATGCCAATTTTCACCATTACTTCACCGCGCATTGATTTAGCTACCTCAGCATCGGTTTTATCCTTATTTTCTTTCAGGTAGTTTGCCAAGTCGGTAGATGCCTTATTGTATTCGTCGCGCGTAGTGATGTCACAATAGACAATTTGGTGTACCTTGTCCGGTAAATCTTTTAGAACGTCTTTTTTTAACCGCTGGAAGAAACAAGTGGTTTTTAGCTTATAGTTTAATTCTTCCAAATTTGTGGCGCCGGCACCGGCCATTCCTCCACAATAACGATTCATAAAATGCTTGTAATTTCCGGCTACTGCCTCTAGTTGGCCAATGGCTAATAGTTGCGCTACTAAATCCTTTGGTTTGTTTACGATTGGCGTACCGGTTAGTCCGATCACAACTCTTTTTTTAGCACAGATACCACGTACTAGCTTACTGACCATGGTAGTTGGATCCTTGCAGTTAGATACTAAAATATTATCAGCAAAATAATTATTATTATCAGCTATTTCTAAATCATATACGGTCTGATTTTTTTCAAAACTTCTTCCAAGTTGTCCATTATTTCTTTGTTTTTGAACCTCAACACTTTCCACCCTAACGCATTTAATATTTCTGTTTTTCGTGCGTCTAAAAATTTCCATTTTTTCGTTCCATGAGACAATCCGTCCACTTCTATTGCAATCTTTAATGAAATCAAAGCAATATCTACTTTGTAACAATACGGAACTGATACGAATTGATTTTTTACCGGAGCGGTAGTTATTGGAAACTCTAAAGCTTCTTTTGGTAAACATAACGCTTCCCAAAGTTTTAATTGTGGAACTGTCATTTGTCCATTTCCACCTCTTGAAAGAAATGTTCTCCCTTTTAATTTTTCTGTAGCCTTTTTCCTTGTTTCCAGATTTGACATAGGATTGTTTAATATCATTCTGTCTGATCTTAATTTTGATAGAGCAGGATTGTTTTTCTGATTTTGTGCACCTTTTTTCTGTTTTGCTCTTGATTCTTCTGAATAAACTTTTTCTCTTATTTCCGGCTGGTTCATTCTCCATTTTGCAGAACAACTTTGACTGCAAAACCTTCTTGGCTTTTCTCTGTTGTGTTGTATTAATTTGCTTGCAAGTATATAAAATTTCTTTTCGCACAACTCGCAGGTAATTTCTATTCTTTCTTTTTTTGGACGAACCATCCCTTTCTCCTTGCAGTTTATGTTCATTTGGCTTGTAGCACAACTGTGGCTGCAATATTTTTCTATTCCACTGCCTTGTTTTTGAGCCATGAATTTCTTTTTGCAATACAAACAATATTTCTCCACTTTTAATCTCAGATACTTTCTTGTACCGTCCGGAAGCTGTATATATTTTGTGGTCTTCCGTGGCACGCAAGATTCCTTCATTGTGTGTGATATTGCATATTTTTCGGTGTCTAATATCATTTTTCCATGTATTTATTATTGGTTTGTAAGTTAGTAAATTGGTTGAAAGATTCAAAGACATAACCAACAAATCATTTCTGTTATTTTCAACAATATCTCCTATTTTAAATAGTCCTTTATTTGTATTTACCAATGTTTCATATGGAAAACATTTATGAATTTCGTCAATGGCAACAGAATCAAATAGGGTTATATTGTTATTGAATTTTACATTAGATAGTTTGAATTTACCTTTTTCATTTTTAACTATATCCTGCACAAAATACTTTTTCAAACTTTCATAGTTCACAATGAAAACCTTGCACATACCCATTTCATAGAAAGTTGGCCAAGTCTTTTTTACGCTGTCATTAAGAATCATAGCCTTAATTCCAACGAACTTTTCCCACTCTAACTGCCAGTTTCTCCGTAGTGATGCCGGACAAATAATCAATGCCGGCCAAGCATTAAGCGCATAAATAGTAGCAATTGTCTGGAAGCTCTTGCCCAAGCCAGGACTGTCCCCATTTATATAGTGTAATTTCTCCATTCCATAGGCAACACCTTCTGCCTGATAATCACGGAGCGGAAGCCTTGTAGGAATATCAATAGTAAGTTTTGGCATAGGTGGAATATCGCCAATTTTTTCTTCCTCAGTTTGTTCTACATACCTGCCATTGTATTTAATTTTCAGTTGATCTACAGCTGACTTATGGCTTAAATCAACCTCCCAAACCCTTTCGGCTTCTATATATTTTCTGGACTGCCAGTTAATAGCTTTTATATCCGCTATAATATCGGCATTCCATTTGTCAAGTTTTATATGAAAACCAAAAGGCTTCTGAAATATTGTTATCATTTAGTTGGGATATTGTTTTTTAGAATTCTTCTTTATCTGCTGAAACATCTGTAGCAGATTTATTGGTTGAAATTGTAAGCGTACCATCTTGCACCATTTCTGTCAACTCTGCTAATGCATCTTTTTTTCTTCTTCCTTTCGCTTTCTTTGGCACTTCTTCTGTGTCTAAGTCCATTGAAATTTGTGGCTCTTCCGCATGTTTGCCTTCAAACAGATACGCGCGTACTTCTTCATCACACGCCTGCAGTGCTTTGTCTAATTCTTCTCTGCCGTCGTATTCATAAATTTCAATTCCGGTTTCCAAAATGTTTTGCTTTGGTGATACCAATTCCAGCGTTTTATTGCTTTGCAGGTGTCGGCTTCCGGAAAGTTTTACTTTGATACCATTTTCATCTTTCAGGTCTAATTCGTAACCGCTGCAATGTACTGCTGCATAGTCAATGGCGCCTTCGCTGTTTCTTTGGAAAGTTAGATTTGCCAAGTGTTCGTCTAATTTACCGAATGCTTCTACTAAATCCGGATGGATGCGCGAACCGCATTCTCTGCTAGTTTTGTCTTTTCCGCCAGGAATACTTTGGTTAAATTTTACCTTTAGGAATTCACCTTTGTGGATTTGCACATTGATGATTGTGTTTTCTTGTTGATGATAATACATAATTTTTATTTTAAAAGTGATTAATAATTGCAAGTAGCAATGCTAAAATTGCTTAATCGGTTGTATTTATTTTTTCTATTTTTGATAATTCTGTTTCGTATGCGCTTGATGCTTCAAGTTCGGAAGTGAAGCTGCCTATATATTTTAGCTTGCCGTTTATCCATATTGATGCCTGCCATTTTTTATTTTCTTTATGCCAAGAAACACCTACAAACCTGCTTGAACTATTGATGTGTTTTTTATTGGCGTTTTCTCGTTGTGTTACGATTTCTAAATTATCAACATGATTATTTTGCTTATTAAAATCCTTGTGATTTACTACTAACTTATGTCCACATATTTTATGATTCAGGAATGATTCAGCTACAAGCTGATGAACTCTTTTTATTTTAGGTTTTCCGTTTTTGTACAAACCAACACGCAAGTACATATCCCTATTTTCCGTTGAGTGCAATAGTTTCTCTTTCTTAGTGTGGTTGTAGTTTAGTGATTTTACCCTACCAAGATTTGATACTTGATAATATCCTTCGTAACCTGAAATATCTTTCCAAATTTCTTCATCTTTAGCTGTGAAGTCGATTTTCAGTTGTAAATTTTCCATAAAATAAAATGGCTCTACTCCGGTGCTATTCAATTCAAGCGCAAGGCAGGATTGTCCGAAGTAGAGTTTATTTTGATTGTGAAATGTAAATACATTACTTGAATTAAATAGCAATACTAAGGTAATTAGAATTTTTGATATTGACAAATACTTTTTCATTTTTTTCTATGATAATTTCAATTTTTTTGCTTTAATATCAAGACTCAACTGAGCTTCCTTTTTCTTTGGTGCACGTTTGAGCACTTTGTCTTTTTTATCCTTTCTCACTTTTCTCCAAACCGGATTCATAACATAGTAACCGGTTTTATTATCCATCTGTATTCTTCGGTGCTTAATCAATAAATTAAACGTTCTTTTCGTAACAAACATTAATGGTCTGTTGTCTGCAGTCATTAATTTATAGAATAGCTTATCGGTACCTAATTTCGGATGCTTTTTGATGTATGCACCAGACTTGATAAAATCTGCTGTTGTTTTCCATATGGATTTTCCTTTGAACATTAATTCATATTTTTTTTGTAATTTATTTCCTATAATCAATTATGTTAATGGGAAAATCCGTTTGTTAATTATTTGATTTATAATTACTTAAATGCATTGCAGTATATATTGTATGTTAGCAGTAATACTACATTCCATCTCAAAATAGAGTTTTCTGTGTTAAATCTTTTTCTTTTCTTTTTTCTTCCACCCTTTTTAAAGCAATTTCATAATGGTTTTTTACCAATTCACTACCAATGTAATCACATTCATTTTCAATGCAACTTAATTCGGTTGTTCCTATTCCAGTAAAAGGTTCATAAACCAAACTACCTTTTGAAAAGTAAATGTTTATAAGTTGATTTACTAAATCTTGTGAAAATGATGCTTTCAATTGACATTGGTATCCATCATTATTTTTTGCTTCAATATAGTTTACATAGTTTTTGTAAAACTTCTGTCCTGTTTTTTCATTTACCTTACTTACTTCTTTGTTGGTTTTAAACGTGTGTAAATGTTCCTTCTTTACAAAAACATAAATCAATTCAGTAATCCTACTCAATTTAGTTGGTGATGTTTGAAATGGTATAGCATTTGGCTTTTTCCAACAAATAATATCTGCAATAGTTAAATCCGTTTCATTATGAATTTTAGCAACTAATAATGTTGGTAAAATTGGATTTTCTTTTGCATAAGATATATTGTAGCAAATCACACCAGTATCGTTCATTACTCTTGAAAATTCTTTAAATTCATTAGTTCTTACTTCAAGATAATCATTTTCACTCAACCCATCTAATTCAGAATAACCATTGTTGTAGTAACAATCACTTCTTTCTGTATTGATGTTGTATGGTGGCGATGTGATTATCCCATCAATAGTTTTATCTTGAAGTCTTTTCAAGGTAATCTTACAATCTTCGTTATAAATTATATTTCGTTCCATTATTCATTTATTATTATTTTCCACTGCACAAAAAAGAAAATAAAAAGGTTCAGTTCTTCGATTGAGTATTTGTGGTTTAAATCCGTACTACTGCTAACAGCGTATAAAAAACATTAAAACGATTTTTGTAAATACTTTATAATTGAATTACACATATCAATATTATCATTCAATTTTCCAAGAATAACATTACAATCATGGCATAAAAGTCCTCTTACTTTATTTGTTGAATGACAATGGTCTATACAAAAATGTTTACTGTTGGTTCTTTTTATTTCAGAACTACCACATATTGCACATTTACCATCTTGCTCAATAAACATTTTATCATAATCAGATTGTGTTATACCATATCGTTTTTTAATATTATAAACTCTACCATCGGATAATATTTTTTCTTTATTGTTAGATTGCCAATTTGAAACATTTTTTTTATGGCATTTTTTACAATTCCTATGGTTTTTATAAAACATTGAATTGTCTAAAACTTCTTTGCATTTACTACATTTTTTCATAATACTGTTTTTGTATAAATATCATACAAAGATACAAAAAACTTTACACATTTAAAACATTAAAACGATTTTTTATACGCAAAACGTTATGCACAATAAAAGTTGACAGCCTTACCGTCCTTCCCTTTACGAAGTTTCTTGTTCATTAATCGCTTAATCTTCTTTTTTAGCTTTCGGTTTTTACGTTTGTTTTTTACAAATCTACACTGCTCACAAGTGCATACAAATATTTTACTGGGCATAACAGCGTGTTTATGCAAGCGGGCGGACAGCTTGCGGTTAATAATTAAGTTCGTGCTATGCCCGCCTGACATAAACACGCAAAACGTTAGCGGCAACCCTAAAGAAACTCCTCAATCTTGTGAGTATCTAATCCAGTATAGGTATGTATCAGTTTTCGTAAAGACAAACCACAACTTTCAGCCATTTTCATACGGTCTTCAATACTCATTCCGTCATACTCTTGGTTATCATACATTTTATCCATTAATGCCGTTTGAAAAATTATTGTAGCATTCATAAAATCACGTTTGGAATAATTAGGCTTATTCTCATTTCCTTTTGCATCAGCATTTTGATTTAATAAATCATTTGCGATTTCTTCTAATTCTTTTTTGTAACTTCTCATTCTATTTTGATTTGTGAAGAAGGGCAGCCGCTAACAAGTGCTATACAATATGGC